AAATGTTCATGATATTTTATGTAAGGAGGATATAACATTTGAATTAGAAGATATAGGTACTATAGTAAATAAACATTATCCAGATTTAAGAAAAATACTTAATACCGTACAATTTTCTATTAATAATAACAAATTACAACCCGATAAAAATGTTTTAGTATCTTCTAACTATATTAAGGATATTATTAAAGAATTATCTGGGACAAAACCTAATTTTAGAAATTTACGCCAAATAATAGCCGATTCAGGTGTAAACGACTATGAAGAATTATTTAGGGCTTTATTTGATTATGCTTCTAAATATGCCCCCGAATTAGAGGGTTCTATAGCCGTAATACTTAATAACCATCTATACCAAGCTAATTTTAGAATAGATAAGGAAATTAATATTATGTCTGCTATAGCTAAAATCATTGAATTAAAAAAATCTAACACAATTATTTAAATTTTATTATGGAACAACAAACTAGTCAACCACAACTCAATATTGATATGAAAAATACTACTGCTGTTAAAACTCCGGATGGGGATGTAGTATTTCAACAAGGAATGGTATTACGTCAGGTATCTAAATTCGTAGCCGGTACAGATGAGGATGCTATCCTACCCTTACCTGTTTTTTATGATGTTAAAACAGGAAAAATTCTTAAGGATACTATCCCACCAGACCTACGGGAGGAATATAGTGAATATTGCGTATGACAATTTGGAATTGGTTAGAGGAAATTACCTATAAAAAATCTCCTATAGATTCATTTAGTGAACAGGATTGGGAATCCTTCAATAGCTATATGATTCATAGATTTATTTCTATGAATTCCTATTATGTGGAATTATCTAATGAAGTCCAAACTATTTTACCTACTGAAAAAAAACAAATTTATACTATTTATAGGGAATTAATTCCTAAACGTAAAGTATTTCTTAAATATATTAAGGGTAATATTACTAAGTATAATGTAGATTTAATGGAGTTATTATCTAATCATTTTGAATGTTCTAAAAAAGAAGCAAAAGAATATTTTGATATTTTAGGAAAACCTAAAATTAAAGATATTTTAAGTAAAATGGGTTTTGAAAAAAAGGAAATTACTAAATTATTAAAAACATGACATTAGGTATTACATCTATGTATGCTAACCCCATACACCCAGGACATATAGAATGCTTAGAACTGTCCAAGAACTATTGTGATGTGTTATGGGTAATAGTAAATAACGATAAACAGGCTAAACTAAAAAGAGGTAAAGAATCTTTTCAGAGTGAGAATTATAGAAAAACTATTATTAAATCTATTAGGTGGGTGGATAATGCCTATATAGCGGAGGATACAGATAATTCAGTTTGTAAAACTTTAAAGGGACTATTTCATTTGGCTAAACTTCACTTCCCTTATTGCAACGTTATTTTTACTAAAGGGGGGGATAGGTTTGCTGATAATATCCCTGAAAAAAAAGTATGTGATAACTTAGGTATTAAAATTATAGATGGATTAGGAGAAAAAATTTATAATTCTAGTGAAATGATTTCGTAATGGCCAAGAAAAAAATTCCTAAAATAGTCAGGGAAATACAGAATTTCAAATTACCTGAGATTAACTATTCTTATCAAAAGAATATTTCTTACTCTCAAATGTCTATGTTTCATGAATGCCCTAAAAAATGGGCATTAAGATATAGGGACGGACATAAAGTATTTTCTTCTAGCATTCATACTATTTTTGGAACTGCTTTACATGAAGCTTTACAATATTATATGGATGTAATGTTTGAAAGATCTGGTGCAGCAGCGGATAGAGAGGATATTATTGGGATATTTGAGGATTCATTTAGGGAAAATTATGTAAAAGAACTTAAATCTAATAATGATAAACATTTCACTACTCCAGTTGAAATGAGAGAGTTTTATGAAGACGGGGTTAATATTATAGAATTTTTTAAAAAACGCAGAAGTAAATACTTTACTAAAAGAGATAAGTATTTAGTGGGATGTGAAGTGCCTATTATAATCCAACCCAACAAAAAACTAAATAACGTTATGTATATGGGTTATTTAGATTTAGTTTTATATGATGAATGGGAAGATAAATTTTACATATATGATATTAAAACTTCTACTAAAGGATGGGGTGATTGGGCTAAAAAAGATGAAATAAAGCAATTTCAATTAGTATTATACAAAAAGTTTTTTTCTGAACAATATGGTATCCCATTAGATAAAATAGAAATTGAATTTTTTATAGTTAAAAGAAAAGTACCTGAATTTTCGGACTTTGCTATTTCCAGAATACAAACATTTAAACCAGCGTCTGGTAAAGTTAAGATAAATAAAGCAACTAAATTTATGGACACTTTTATATCAGAAACATTTAACAAATCAGGACATAAGGATTCGGTACATTTACCTAAACCGGGTAATGGTTGTAGATTTTGCCCATATGCTAATAATAAAGAACTTTGTGAATTTGGTATAGAATTTTAATTTTTAATATATTTATGTATATTTATATCTAACGTTATTAATAAAAATATTTGTCATGAGTAATCAAAAGTTAACTAGTGTAAAGATAGATTCCAATATGTGGGATGATTTTAGAGTAGAATGCATTAAACGTAAATTCTCTTTCCAAAAACTTGCAGAACGCAGTATTCATTTGTATCTTACTAATGAAGAATTTAGGAAGCAAGTATCATCACATACAAATTTGGAATTCAACATTGAAAAATAAGTTTTAAGAAAATAATATGAAAGAAGGTTATATTCCTCAGGACCAGAGGAAAAAAATTCTCCTATTAGGAGATGATATTAGGGTCCATTCTGGTGTAGCACAGGTAGGTAGGGAGTTTGTTTTAAACACATGTCATAGGTTTAATTTTGCATGTATAGCAGGAGCTGTTAAACACCCGGATAAAGGAAAAAGGTTTGATATATCCGAACCTATTAAACATGAAAGCAAAGTAAAGGATGCATCAGTTTTTATATACCCAGTTAATGGATATGGTGATATTGGAATACTAAGGCAGGTGATAGATATAGAAAAACCTGATGCTATCTTTTTTATAACAGATCCCAGATATTATAAGTGGTTATTTGATGTTGAAAATGAGTTTAGAACAAAAATGCCTTTCATCTACCTTAACATATGGGATGATGTACCCGCACCTGTTTATAATAAAGATTTTTATGACAGCTGTGATGCTTTACTAGGGATATCTAAACAAACGGTAAATATCAATAAAATGGTTTTGGGAGATAAAGCCCTAAATAAAATTATTGAATATGTACCTCATGGATTAAATAATAAAGTTTTTAAACCTATACATGTAGAAGATCCTGATTTACTAGAATTTAAAAACAAAGTATATCAGGGTAAAGATTATGAATTTACTTTATTATTTAACTCTAGAAATATTAGACGTAAGTCAATAATGGATTTACTATTAGCTTGGAAAGTTTTTACTGAAAAATTACCTAAATCTAAAGCTAAAAAATGTAGTCTGTTACTAAAAACAGACCCCGTAGATGGTAATGGTACAGATATACCAAGAGTTATAGAATACTTATTCCCTGATAATGAAAGTAATATTCAAATAATAGGTAATAAATTATCATCTCAAGATATGAGTTATCTATATAATATTTCTGATGGGGTAGCATTATTATCTTCAAATGAAGGATGGGGTTTAGCTCTTACTGAAGCATTACTTACTGGAACCCCGTTTATAGCTAATGTTACTGGCGGAATGCAAGACCAAATGAGGTTTGAGGATGATGAAGGAAATTGGTATACCCCATCCCCTGATGTACCTTCCAACCATAGAGGAACTTATAAAAAACATGGAAATTGGGCCTTTCCCGTATATCCAACTTCACTCTCTTTACAGGGCTCTCCTGCTACCCCATATATCTTTGATGATAGGTGTAGTTGGGAGGATGCAGCTGTACAAATAGAAAATTTGTATAACTTATCCCCTTCAGAAAGAAAAGAAGTAGGGTTAGAGGGTTATAAATGGGCTATTGGGGATGAAGCGGGTTTTACCTCTGAAAAAATGTCTAATAGAATTATAAAGGCTATTGATAATTTATTTGATACTTGGACACCAAGACCCAAATATGAGTTTATAACTGATACCACCGTAGAAAAACAGC